ACCGAGGTGCAAGATTAAAACAACATGGCAGAAAAATGGCAGGAATGAGAGTACTTTCTGTGGTAGCATGATACTAAGGAGCCGTCCGGTAGGGCGGTTCCTTTTTGTTGTGGGGTGATGCACATGGAAACAAATGTCGTAATACTTGGCGATTGCCTCGATGTTTTACGCGAACTACCAGACAACAGCATAGACAGCGTGGTAACTGATCCGCCTTACGGTTTATCGAAAGAACCAAACATCGAAGAAGTGCTAACGAAATGGATGGCTGGTGAAGACTACGAACACCGCGGAGGCGGGTTTATGGGCAAGACGTGGGATTCATTTGTGCCGGGTCCGGCGATTTGGCGGGAAGTCTACCGCGTGCTGAAACCTGGCGGCCATGCTTTGGTGTTTGCGGGGACGCGGACGCAGGATTTGATGACGATTAGCTTGCGGTTGGCCGGGTTTGAAGTGCGGGATGTTATCGAGTGGTTGTATTTTAGCGGATTTCCGAAGAGTATGGACGTAAGCAAAGCGATTGATAAAAAACTGGGAGCAGAGCGTAAACTTATTGGTTTGAAATACAATAAGGGAAGAGCTAAAGCTAATGTGTATGCAGGTCAATGGAACATTGAAAGCGAGTTTGACGAGGTTACTGCGCCAGCTACCGAATTGGCCCAAAAATGGGACGGATGGGGCACGGCGCTTAAACCTGCACATGAGCCGATTATTATGGCGAGAAAGCCGCACGACGGAACAGTAGCGGACAACGTGGAGAGGTGGGGGACGGGTGCGCTGAATATTGATGGGTGCCGAATCGGTACGTTTAAAAATGACAAACCGAGTGGATTACATCGTGGAACTATTGCCGATTACTCGCCTAAAAACCCCGATGATTACAAACCGCCAATAAAAGATGCGTTGGGACGTTTCCCTGCCAACTGCGTCACCACGGAGCCAGACGCCTTTTTCAGTAAATATTTCAACGTCACACCGCCGGAATTATGTAAAAAGGCGTCGAAGCAGGACCGGAATAGTGATTGGTTAGGGCGGGAGATTGGACTTGAAGAAAAAGAAGGCGGGACGACCGTTGCGAGTATAAAAGGACAAATGAAAGACCTTCGCGTAAAGAATCCTGATTATGAACGAAAGGTCCCGAAATACCGGAATAATCATCCCACCGTCAAACCTACCGATCTTATGGCCTGGCTTTGCCGATTGGTCACACCGCCTGGCGGAATTGTGCTTGATCCGTTCGCAGGCAGCGGATCGACACTTGTAGCGGCAAAGCGTGAGGGGTTTCAATACATCGGCATTGAGCGAGAGGCAGAATACGTGGAAATAGCCAAGGCGCGAGTTGGATAAAAATTAGGCATCAGCCGTCCATGAGGGCGGCTTTTGGTTTCTAGGACGCCGGAAACGGAGGGTAGTACACACCATTCGCGAGGCAGGGGCGGGGCCTGGTGTGAATACAAGCCTGAAAATATAAAGCTATGGTAATATATTATCAAGGAGCCGTCCGAGAGGGCGGTTTTCGTTTTTTGTCAGCATGGAGGAATTTACTTTGAAACATGATAATGGCGAATATGACAGGATATTAGCCTTTATGTGCAAGCAACTAGAAGAAATCATGGATATATACGCACAAGCTAGAGCGGCAAAACTCAAATTTATCTACGACGATGACTACGAATTATCGAATGGCGATATAGATAGCCTTATAATGTTAGCGGCAGCTTATTCGGCGATATTAAGAAAGGCTTATAGGATTTTCATTATTGAGCTAGGATATGAGAAAGCATCGTTTTGGAACGCCTATATATTCTTCGCTGTCTTCAGGCAGCATGTTTTGTTCGATGAAGTGTGGGAGAAAATTTTTGAGAATGACAAAAAAATATTAGGGCAGATACGCAAAACTTCAAACCCTACTTTCATAGAAAAAATATTCACGGGCGATATAACTTGGAAATGGCTGCTAGGAGAGCTTGAAAAATAGAATGAAGGCAGCCCCTCACGGGGTGGGTGCAGCACCCCTACATAGCAAGGCCAGGGGCGGGGGCTGGGGGNGAAGTGATGCTATGGCCCGATTTCCGCAGGTGTATCGCACAACTGAATGGGAAAGAGTACGGCAATATGTGATTCAACGTGCACATGGACTTTGCGAGGAGTGCCTTCGCCAAGGGCGCATCGAGGCCGGTGTTGACGTGGACCACATCGAACCGCTGAGTGATGACAATTGGCAGGATTGGAACATCGCATACAACCCAGACAACTTGCAGTTGTTGTGCCGGCAATGCCATGCGGCCAAACACAGTCGTGACTCTGGTTTGAGTCGCTTTGTTGAGCCGGTTCAGGCGGGTGGTGGCGGGCCAGCATAGCCCCCCCTGTCTTGTGAGCGGGTGCTGGCGGCTGGGGACCGAGCGGCGGGCCTTTCTTTTTACTCGCGGCTCGCGCGTGCACGACCCGGGAGTCCCTAGAAAGGGGTGATTTTGTGCCGAGAAAGAAGAAAATAACGCGACAAGAACGAATTTCGGCTGAGGAACAGCGACTTCGTGAGATTTTGTCCGGGATGCCGGAAAATATGTTGCGATTGGTCGAAGGACTTATCCAACGGGCGGCATTTCTTCGGGTTGAACTGGAAGATTTGGAGGAAGACATAAACAAGAATGGTTCCACCGAAGTTTACCAAGCCAGCGAACGCTCGCCGGCAATGACGCGCATACGAGCTGCAGCACAGCACTACGAACGAATGGCACGCCAATATCTGGCAACATGTAAGCAACTAGCGGAGTTGGCCAGCTCGACGGGAGCGGTCAAAGGGGAGAGCAAAGGTGGCGACGGCGAGCAAAACCCGTTCGAGAAACTCGTCCAAAGCCGCATGCGTCGGGTCAAGTAGGGCCAAGTTCAAGCTGCCGCAATATATTCAAGAATGGCATGACTATGTAGATCAGCACCCGGAGCGCTTTTGTGAAGACATCAAAAAACTAAAAAAGTTGATTGAAGAGCTGCTGGCCCGGGACGATATTTTTTATGCCCCAACAGATGTCGAAGCCTTCATCCAGTTCTGCAGTATGCTCCGGCATCGTGAGGGTCGCTGGGCCGGGAAGCCGTTGGAGTTATCCAAAGAGCAGAAATATATCGTCGCATGTGTGCTGGGCATCAAATGGCATGATCCGGAGTTGGATATGGACGTCCGGTACTTCCGGGAAATGGTTCTCTTTGTGGCCCGGAAGTGGGGCAAGTCAACATTCATCAGTGCTCTGGCGGCCTACATGCTCATGCTGGATGGGGAGCCGGCAGCACAGGTTTGGTGCTTGGCCACGGTGAAGTCGCAGGCAGCCATCGTGTATGAAAACACGAAGGCGCTGCTGCAATCCAGTCCATATTTGACGCCGCCCGATGATCCTCGGCGGTATTGGAGGACCAAGCGAGACCGGGACAATGCTGAAATGCTTCTGTTCCCGGCCACGAACAGCTTCATGAAGCCGGGCGGAAAGAACAGTCAGAATCAAGACGGTCTGAATCCGCATTGCTACGTCATTGATGAATGTCACGCAATTACGGACAGGAACACTTATGATGTGTTTACTTCGGCTACCGGAGCCCGGACGCAGCCGCTTGGTATCATCATTTCCACGTTCGGGTTTGTAAGGGAAGGGATTTTTGATGCCATTTTGGAGCGATGTGAAAAGCGGCTTAATGGCGAGAGCGACGAGCGGCTTTTCCCAATGATTTTTCGTATTGACAAAGATGACGACCCAACAGATGAACGCTGTTGGATTAAGGCCAATCCGGGTATACCGGAAGGCCGGCCGACAATGCGGTACCTCCGGGAGGAGTTTCAAAAGACCATCGAAGACCCGTCGATGCTGCCGTCGTTTTTGGCCAAACACTTAAACCGGGCGGCCAGCACAGCGGTGGTATATTTTGACCTGCATACCGTCGACCAGTGCGCAGCCGATATGTCTTTAGACATGCTCCGGGACAAGTATGCAGTGGGCGGCGTGGACTTATCTGAAACGACGGACTTGTGCTGCGCTACAGCGCTGGTGCCTTTTGACGGCAAGCTCCATGTATTCCAGCGTTACTTCATTGCCCGAAACCGGTTGGAGCAAAATAGCAAGCAGGATAAGATGGCTTACGAGGCATTTACCCGGACCGGCGCCAGCGACCCGCTTAACGACAAACTGCTCCATATCTGCGAAGGAAGCTTGGTGAGCCGAAAAGATGTCGCGGCATGGTTTGAGATGCTGGCACGGGAGTACGGTGTTGTGTTTTGGAAGATTGGAGCGGACCGCTGGCATTTCGTTGACTTCGCAGAGGAGATGGAACTGCGGGGGTTCCCGCGGGAAGACAAGGACGGCCGCGGCGTCGTCTTTGAAGTTGCCCAGGGCTTTCAGACACTTTCAACTCCAATGAAGGAGACCCGAGCGCTGTTCAAGGACAAGCTGATCGTCTTCAGCCGGCACAATGGGTTGTTCAGGTGGTGCGTCACCAACACCGCGGCGCGTGTTGACGCGAACAATAACGTTGCACCCGATAAAAAGTCAAGCAAAGCGCGGATCGACGGTTACACATCGTTCCTAAACGCCTATGTCGCCTATCTCCGATGCAAAGACGACTTCGCCATGTATCAGCCATAAGCCGCCCGATTGGGCGGATTTCTGTTGCTCGAGAGAGGTGGTGAGTATGTGAGCTGGATTAATCGCGTTTTCAATAGGCAGCGCTCTGAGACGATCATGCGTGTCAAGCTCATCACGGAGCACGGGAGCTGGTATCGAACCTGGGATGGGAACCTGTACCGGAGCGACATTGTTAGGGCGGCCATCCGACCGAAAGCGAAAGCGATTGGCGCGCTGACTGCCATGCACATCCGGGAGACGGCCGAAGGGATGCAGATTAATCCGGAGCCGTACCTGCGGCTGCTTCTGGAGGAGCCGAATCCGTACAGCGGCGGCCAGATGTTCCGGGAACGGCTGGCGACATTGCTCCAGATGAACAATAACGCATTCGTCCAGATCGTCCGGGATCAGGACGGGTTGCCGGCGCAGTTGTACATCATCCCGGCGGCGACGGCCGAGGCAGTGGTCAGGCCGGATGGGCAGCTTTGGATGAGGTTCCAACTGACGGATGGCAAGCTGCTGGAGTTGCCGTACTCGGACGTGATTCATATTCGCGACGAGTACGCAGAGAACGATATCTTTGGGGCTACCAAGGCCGAGGCACTGAAATCGCTGCTTGAAATTATCAACGCATCGGACCAGAGCATCGTCCAAGCGGTGAAGCGTTCGGCGTTCATCAGGTGGATGTTGAAATTCAAACAGCAATTGAAGCCTGATGACATGCGTCGCAATGTACAAGAGTTTTCCGACCAGTACTTGAGCCTGGAGAACGAGACAGGTATCCTGCCGCAGGACGGCCGGTTCGATGTGGAGCCGCTGCGAGACACGGGCCAGCAGTTTGTTCCGCCCTCCCAGATGCAGAAGCAGGCCGTGGAGCGGATTTATGCATTCTTCCGCGTTAATGAAGCCATTGTCAAGGCTACCTACGATGAAAATGAATGGCTTGCGTACTTCGAGGCTGAGATCGCTCCGCTGGCCCAGCAAATGAGCGAGGAGTTCACGCGCAAGTTGTTCTCCCGGCGGGAGCGGGGGTTTGGAAACCGCATTGTGTTTGATGCGACCAGCCTGACGTTCGCTTCGATGAAGACCAAGCTGGGTCTGGTGCAGATGGTAGACCGCGGCGCGTTGACGCCGAATGAATGGCGGCGTATTTTGAATCTCCCGCCAATTCCGGGAGGGGACCAGCCTATCCGCCGGCTGGATACTGATGTGGTTGATGATACTGGCGACGTTGAAGGAGGTGAGAATTAGCGATGCGATTCTGGCGGTTCTTGGCGAAATCCGATGATGAAGTAGAGCTCCGCATAGACGGGGAAATCGTGGATGACGACGACATCTGGCTGTATGAATGGCTTGGCATCCAGCATACGGCGCCAAATGCATTCCGGCAGGAGCTGGCCAAATATAAAGACAAAAATCTCACTGTCTGGATTGACAGCATCGGAGGAGCTGTTTGGGCTGCAGCCGGCATCTACAATGCACTTATGGAACACAAAGGAAAAGTCACTGTGAAAATTGATGGTAAGACACTGTCGGCCGCTAGCATTATTGCCATGGCCGGCGACGAAGTGCTCATGTCCCCGGCGGCTGTGATGATGATACACAACCCGTGGGTTCATGCTGCAGGTGACGCGGCCGAGCTCCGGCACGTGGCGGGGGTCTTGGACGAGATTAAACAGGCCGTCATCAATGCCTATGAGATTAAGACGGGTCTGCCACGAGAAGAAATCTCACGTCTCATGGATGAGGAGACATGGATGAGTGCCCAGAAGGCGGTTGAACTTGGGTTCGCGGATGGCATCCTTTATACCAATGGCGCCGGTGAGCCGGCGGTCGCCAGGGCAGCGCCAGCGTATGCATTTAGTCGATTGGCAGTTCAAATGAAAGTCGACGCGGCAATGCGCCGGCTTTTTGATTTGGCTCGACAACAGCGAACCATGAGCAATAACAATCTCAAGCTCCAACTGGAGCTCATAAAACTAAAGGAGGTTCGAGAAGAATGAATCGCAAAGAGTATGTAGAAAAAAGAAAAGCTTTGGTGGCGGAGGCTGAAGCCTATGCTGCCGAGGGAAGTGTCGAGAAGTTCAATCAGGTGAAGGCGCAGATCGAAGAACTGGACAACGAATATCAGAAGGCTATTGTTGCCCGGGCGAATGCTCGCGCACTGCAGGACCAACTCGCGGATCTACGGGCCGGGATGGTGCCCGGGGCGGCCGATGGCCAAGGCCAGGTGATTGACCGCATGGCTGATCAGCCGCAACGAATCATCACCCGCTGGGGTTTTGCGGCATCGGCTGATCGTGGCAGCGCTCTGAAGGCCATGAACGCCGTGAAGTTGACGACCGAAGGCGTGCTGGTTCCGACGCGATATGGCACTGACCTGATGCCAGCCTGGAATGAGGTTTCGTCCATTGTTGACTTGGTCCGCATTTTCCCGCGAGTGGGCGGTGAAGCATTCGAGCGGTCCTATGTCCGCGGTTACGGCGAAGGCGCTGAAGTGGCTGATGATGCTGATTATCATGCTTCTGATACCGAGTTTGGTTTCGTGTCGATCAACAAGTCGAAAATCACTGTGTATACCGAAGAGGACGAGGGCGTCCTGAAACTGCCGGACATTGACTACGACGCTGAGGTGGTCAACGGCGTGCGGACCGCCCTTCGCAAGCGCATCGCTCGGCAAATCCTCATCGGCCCGGGCACCAGCAACCGCATCACCGGCATTTTTGCCAGCAACTATTCCAGCTCGGATTCCAAGGCCGGCGCGATCGATCCGTCGACGGACCTGGCACTGGCGACTATCGACGAGGGCACGTTGGATGAGATCATCTTCAGCTACGGTGGCGAGGAGGACGTTGAAAGCGGCGCGGCGCTCATTCTGAACAAAGCCGACCTGAAGGCGTTTGCCAAACTCCGCGACGGCAACGGCAACCGGATCCACACCATCAGCTACAACGGAAACACCGGGCTGATTGATGGGATTCCGTTCATCATCAACTCGGCCTGCGGCGTGTTGTCCAATGGCACCACAGCACCTGACACCTACTGCATGGCCTACGGCCACCTGAGCAATTACGGTCTGGCTATCTTCTCGGAGATCGATATCCAGCGGTCTACGGACTTCAAATTCCGCAGCGGCCAAGTGGCGCACCGCGGCAGCGTGTACGTCGGTGGCAACGTCATCAAGTGGAACGGCTTCGTGCGGGTCAAGAAGGCCACCTCG